GTTCAACAGGGCTTGCAGGCTATCTCCATTGGGATAAGGACAGACACAGATTACTAGGAGAGGAAGATGAATCATGTCAAGAGTTTTAAAGTACCCTGTTGTTAATACAGATATTACATTCAACGAATTGCCTGATAAAATGGCCTATGCGCTTGAATTAGGGGCTTGCAAACAACATTGTGTTGGTTGTCATAGTCCAGAATTACAGAACGAAGATGTGGACTTAACGTCCCTTCTTGATATTTTAGAAGAAGCACAGGACGCCGTTGATGCAGGGGCAAACGCTATTGTTGTAATGGGCGGTACAAATAATAAGCATATCACAGATGAATCTTTAATCGCTCTCCTACGTGATTTGGCTTTCATTGCTCCTACAGGTTTGTACAGTGGGAGTGATGATGAAGACCATGACAAGATGATTGCAGTTGAAGGGCATTGTACTTGGTTGAAGACAGGCCCTTATGTTGCTACATTGGGTGGTCTTGAAAGCACACGGACAAACCAGAGGTTCTATCGAATCACGGCAACCTATCGTCTTGACGCACAAGATAATTTAGTTGATGGTCGTCCATACTTCCTGGATGAGACACACAAATTTTGGAAGAGGGTGTAGAATGTTACCTAATGTTGATTTAAAAGAAAAGATTAAATACATCCATGATTATATGGTGTCTTCCAATGCCGCTACGGCCTCTAAGGTAGATGCGAACAGTAATGTTACTCAGAAGACGATTGCAGGCTTGGAAGCGGAATTATTTAAGCCAGATACTATTCAGATTAACCGTAAATTGGTTAAAGACAAACTGACTCAGATGTTTGGCGAAGACATGGCAACGGCTTATGAAGAGGACCTTGCAAATCATTATATCTATACACATGATGAAACATCTTTGAAACCTTATTGTGCCAGTATCACTTTGTATCCCTTCTTGTTGGAGGGTACGAAGTGCTTAGGCGGTGTGTCTAAAGCACCGAAGAACTTGCAGAGCTTTTGCGGTTCCTTTGTCAATCTTGTTTATCAGATTGCAAGTAATTTCAGTGGAGCTATTGCTACTGTTGAGTTCCTTCACATGTTTGACTACTTTGCACGGAAACAGTGGGGCAAAAATTACCTTGGTAAACACTTTGAAGAAGTCAATCAGGAATTTCAGGGCGTTGTCTACGCACTGAATCAGCCCGCCAGCGCACGAGGGGACCAGTCTGTCTTTTGGAATGTGAGTGTGTTTGATCATGATTACCTGAAAGAAATGTTTGGTGGTTTCTACTATCCAGACGGTACACAGGTAGACATTGAAAGCACCTATCGGTTGCAGTTGCATTTCTTGCGATGGTTCAGACAGGAACGAGAAAAAGAGTTGTTGACGTTCCCTGTTGTCACCGCCGCACTCTTGACCGATGGCAGAGGTGGTTTCAAGGATAATGATTTTATGCAGACACTAGCAAAGGAACAGGAACAAGGTCTTTCCTTCTTTGTCTATATGTCTGACAAGGTGGATAGTCTTGCGTCTTGCTGTCGTTTGCGCAATAAATTGGCCGACAACACATTCAGTTATACGTTGGGTGCAGGTGGTGTTGTTACGGGTTCTGCTCGTGTCATTAGTTTGAACATCAACCGTATCGGTCAATGTGGTATTAAGCTTGACGAAGTAGTGGACAGAGTACATAAGTACCTGTTGGCCCATCGTGAAGTGTTGAAAGGCTATATTGATGCAGGTTTGCTCCCTGCGTACACACAGGGCTTCATGGACATTGATAAGCAGTTCTTGACCCTTGGTGTGAATGGTGTCTTGGAATACTTTGAGTACCTGAGAGATAAGAAAGGTACTGTGACAGACAAGGAATATCTTAATTATTTACAGTCCTTGTTGTCTTTCCTTACGATGTCTAATAAGGCCGCTCTGTCTGAGTATGGAGTCCGCTTCAATACTGAGTTTGTTCCTGCCGAAAATCTCGGTGTTAAAAATGCTAAATGGGATAAGGAAGCAGGTCTTTATGTACCTCGTGATTGTTACAACAGTTATTTCTACCCTGTAGAAGACACGAAGGTGAATGTACTTGATAAGCTCAAATTGTATTCAAAGGACATTGTTCAGTACCTTGATGGGGGTTCGGCGCTCCATCTGAATCTTGAACAGATGTTGAGTGCAGAACAGTTTGTCCATTTGTATAAGCTTTGCTCTAAGTATGGTGTACAGTATTGGACAACCAATGTCTTGTGTACGATTTGCAATGAATGTGGCTACATCAATACAGACACAGAAACCCATTGTGTGAAATGTGGGAGCACGGATGTTGATTATGGTACTCGTGTTATTGGGTATCTGAAACGCATTAGCAACTTCTCCGAAGCAAGACAGAAGGAAGCAGGAAAACGATTCTACCACCATTTAAAAAAGTAAGGGGGTGTCTTGATGTGGTTTATTAAATTCTATGATGCCTTGTGGCGAAAGCTGTATCAGTGGAGCATTAAGGTACAGGCACAGCGACAGAAGAAAATTAGTTTGCTTGCTGATAAAAAGAGAGAGCTTGCGAGTAAGCTCCGTAATGAGGCTTTTAATCTTGATACAGAGGCAGAAGATTTAGAAAAGTTACGATAGAAAGGATGGTTCTATGTTAGTCTTTGATATTGAAACGAACGGCTTATATGCCGACGTTACGAAGCTGTTCTGCCTGAGTGTCTATGATACAGACACACAGGAAATGAAGCAGTATGATGATGTACACGCAGAGCAAGGTGTCCATGATTTGTATGATGCATGGAAAAGAGGGGCGTGTCTTTGTGGACACAATGTTATTAACTATGACCTTCCCACCTTGGCAAAACTTTTTCCGTGGTTTGAGATTACACACGACATGCATAAGGATGTAGTAGACACCCTTGTTTTGTCACGACTCATCTATTCTCATATCGAAGACATGGATGCAGGACTTATCCGAAAGAAACAGCTACCCTCGAAGCTGTATAAATCCCATAGCCTAAAGGCTTGGGGGTATCGTTTAGGGGAACTAAAGGGTACATATGGAGAGGAAGAAGATGCATGGGCTTGTTACAATCCTGAAATGCTTGCTTACAATAAGCAGGACGTAGTTGTAACGGTAAAGCTCTATGAAAAGCTGGCTTCATACGATTATGCACCAAAGGCCATAAAGCTTGAACATGAGGTAGCATGGTTGATGTCTAAACAGGAAAAGAATGGCTTTCCTTTTGACCTTGAAAAGGCAAAGGAATTGGAAGCTACCTTGCGTTCCAGAGCAGGTGTATTGACAGCGAAACTAATTCAGATCGTACCTCGTGTACCTGATAAGATTTTCGTACCGAAAAGAGACAACAAACGCCTTGGCTATAAAGCAGGGGTTCCCGTTCAGAAGTATAAAGACTTTAATCCGAATAGTAGACAACAGATTGAATGGCTGTTGCGGACGCATTACGGTTATTCTCCATCGAACATTGATTGTTATGATGTGGAAGACACGGATGCAGATGATGTTGACTTGTCACAATGTCGATTGAAGATTGATGATGAAAGCATGAAATTCATGAAGGAAGACCCTCAAGCTCCCGATGAAGTGAAAGCTATGGTGTCTGTCCTTGAGGAGTCCTTAATGCTCAAAAAGCGTTTGGGGCAACTTGCAGATGGCAATAATGCTTGGTTGTCTATGATTGGAAAGGATGGGAATATCCATGGTTCTGTTATCCCTAATGGGGCTGTTAGTGGTCGTGCTACTCATTCCAGACCGAACGTCGCACAAGTACCACATGTCGGCAGTCCGTATGGCAAGGAATGTCGGGAACTCTTTAGAGTACCTGACGGATGGTGGCAAGCAGGGATAGATGCTTGTGGTCTTGAACTCCGTTGTCTTGCCCACTTCATGTACAAGTATGATGGGGGCCAATATGCCCATACAATTTTGAATGGTGATATTCACACGATGAATCAGAAAGCCGCAGGATTGCCAACACGCAATCAGGCGAAGACGTTTAACTAAATGGGCGTCTATAAATCCATTGAAAACGGTGAACATCTTAGGAATAAGACAATACCGTGCTAAGGCAAGAGGTGATTATATGACAAAAGAAGAATACTTACATAAACTGTTACGTGATTGGAATAAACCTAAGAAAGAACAGACAGCAACTCCTTCTAAGTATCCACAAGGCTATTTCAAACCTAAGAGATGTAAGAAATGCCATAAGGAATTTATCCCTAAAGCACCCTCAGAACTTTATTGTTCAGATGAGTGTAAAAACTATGGGGTAGCAGATGCTTATTACAAACGTGTCTACGGGATATCTTTAGATGGATATTTGGAAATTGCAGAGTCACAGAACTTTGTATGCAAAATTTGTGGTAAAGAGAATTTTCCGATGGGTACTAATCATTCAGGGTGTCTTGTGGTTGACCATGATCATGAAACAGGAAATGTGAGAGGCCTTCTTTGTCATAATTGTAATAGAGCATTAGGACTGTTTCAAGAAGATTCGTCCTTGCTACAAAATGCTTATCACTACTTGCAAAGTGTAACGACTATCCCGAAAGGGAGTACCTCTAAGCAGAGGGAAGCGGTGGATACAGAGGCTTCTGTAAAGAGATAGTCTGTTCTATATGGTGACATATAGCAGTTCGTTTTGAACGCTATGAGAGTAGCGAACTCATGGGAACATTAAAACATTTACGCCTATTTATATGGTGCAGGGGATGCAAAGATTGGAAAAATCATAGGGGGTACAGCAGGACAGGGGAAGCAGATTAAGAAGAAATTCAATAAGGCTATCCCTGCCATTGCGAAGCTCAGACAGGCCGTAGAAAATGCGCTTGTCTATCCTATTGATTTTAAAAGCACACATGGGAAACCTAAAGTCACATGGAAACGTCATTTCCTCTATGGTCTTGACAGACGCAAACTACATGTAAGAAGTCCTCACAGTGCCTTAAATCTGCTCTTGCAATCAGCTGGCGCTTTGATATGCAAGAAGTGGATTGTCACGACAGAGGAGCGATTATTGGCGAGAGGATTGAGACATGGATGGGAGGGCGATTTTGCATTGATGGCTTGGATTCATGATGAGCAACAGATTGCATGTCGTACCGAAGAGATAGCAAAGATTGTGTGTGAAGAAGCGCAACAGGCGATGAGAGACACACAGGAATATTTCAACTTTCATGTCCAGTTGGATACAGAGGGTATCATTGGTCATAATTGGTTTGATTGTCATTAGGGGGTATTTTATGTACGCAAAACGTATCCGTTGTAAAAAATGTGGCCGTACCTTGGTTACAGGCTGTGCAAAGAATGTAGAAGAGATTACATGTTCGTGTGGACATGTCACATATCCGCAGTCCGCAGAGATGAAAAAGGAATTGTCTAAGAATGAAAGGAGACACAATAAATATGAAAAAGCATGATTATAACATCATTGATAACACATACGTCTATGGACTTGATGAATCTATTGTAGCGTCTGGCTACCCTATGGCGGATAAAATCAATCCGTGTAATTTAGAAACACGTGGGGCTACCAATGGTGATATGAAACGTGCTGTACGTCTTGGTAAAGCACCTGCTGGCAGTGGTCATGATTGTTACCTTAAAGGTATCATTGTCCAGTTTGATTTGACGCTTACAAAACAGGCGTGGCCCGAAGCACAGCGTTATCATTTTCTTGATTTTGTGTCTTCCATGTCCGCTATGCACATGCTGGCAAAGATGGACGTTCGCTTCATCTCTTATACAGACCGTAAAATCATTGATTTGTTCCTTGATATCGTGAGGGACTACAATCAGAATCCTAGTGAAGAAAACTGGCGACGTATGATCTACAGCTATCCTAGCGGCCTGTTGCTGACAGCTCGGATGACAACGAACTACTTACAGCTCAAAAACATCTATGCACAGCGAAAGAATCATAGACTCCCTGAATGGAAAGTTGTTTGTGATTGGATTGAAGCGCTTCCGAAAGCGAAAGATTTGGGGGTGGTCTAATGACAGCGATGCATACCATTTATGGAGACAACAGTAAATTCCTCAAGGAACGCCATATGCAGGTGACAAGAAACCAGACTGTCTATGATACTATTCGTGGTCGCTTGGCTCTGAATGATGGTTATTGTCCTTGCCAGCCTAGCAAGACGAAAGACACCATTTGCCCTTGTAAGTACATGCGTAACTACAGTACATGTCGTTGTGGTCTTTATGTCCCTGCTACGGATGAAGAGGAAGACGCAAATGTATAAGCCGATGAAGAAACCTATCACAATCCTTGTGGATGCTGACATGGCTGTGTATCGTGCCTGTTCCTCTTGTGAATGTGAGATTAACTGGGGTGACGATATTTGGACGCTTCATGTAGATTTCAACGAAGCCCTTGCATACTTACAAGACCATATGGATGCTTGGATTCAGAGGGCCTTGGAGCTTGACCAGTATTCAGGGAATGTAAATGTTGTCTATGCTTTTTCGGATGATGACAACAACTTTAGAAAGAAGCTGTTGCCTACATACAAGCTGAATCGTGTTGGTAAAAGAAAGCCTGTTGCCTATCATGCACTTAAACAATGGGTGCGTGATAATTGGGTGTCTGAACAATTAGACACCCTAGAAGCAGATGATGTTATCGGCCTATTGGCTACAGGAAAGTACAAAGGAAACAACATCATTATCTCTGCTGATAAAGATATGCAGACGATACCAACAAAGATTTATAACTTCCTGACAGACACCTTGGTAGAGGTGACACAGGAAGAAGCAAACTATAATCTGCTCTATCAGACTCTTGTAGGGGACACAGCGGATAACTACACAGGTTGTCCGAAAATTGGCAAGGTGAGAGCAGAACGTATTTTAGATGATAATCCCACATGGGAAGCTGTTGTTGAGTGTTTTAAAAAAGCAAACCTTACAGAAGATGATGCACTCTTACAGGCTCATGTGGCACATATCTTACAGAATGGAGATTATGAGAAAGGAAAGGTAAAATTATGGACACCTCAAAGTTTACACTCGTGAAGGATGTAACACTTGACGATATGGAAATTATTGTAACAGCCATTACACATAAAGCAGATAAAAATCCGACGCCTTTGTTTAGACACAGAAAGTCCGTTCAGGATTTAGCACAGCAGATGTGGAAAATGCAGAAGCTTGGCACATTAGCTGTCTTTGCAGATGAACAGGGGAAATATGCAGGTATTTTAGCTTGCAATGTGGTCAGGCTTTGGTGGATTGATGGCCCTGTATTGGTGGAAGATTTGGTGGCTTCCATAGACACAAAACCTAATGGCTTTGGACGATTTGCAGTCCAGCTATTGGAGGACATTGCACGTGATAATGAATGTGTCATGATCTGCTCAGGTAGTAGCATGGTTCAAGACACGCCGATTGTTCGTAACATGTATAAGAAACACGGCTTTGTTGTCTATGGCGAATCCTATTTGAAGGAGATGGATTAGATGATTATGCATGATGAATTACCTTTTGTCCCTCGTGATGTCGTGGATTATCTAAAGGCTATCTACACTCCTGATTTCTTCATCAATGCAGATGTAGACAACAATGATATTCGTATGGGGTACATGCAGGGGTGTACTGAAATTATTTCCGTTCTTCATAATCTCGCAGAAAGGAAGGACTGATTATGTCTAGTGGTGGTTGGTTGGGAAGTTTACTGAGTCTTCCCATGAAGATTATCTCCAGTATCACAGGAGCAGGAAGTCAGACCTATAGTGCATCAGATAACTATAGTCCGACAGTAAAGGCATCTGACTTGGTGTCTAGTACAACAGCGCAGACACCTGATGCACCTGTAATGGGTGATGATACAACATACTCTCAGAAGAAAAGAAATAAACGTGGACTGTCTAGCTTGTATGTAAATAATGGTACGAGTGGTACAGGTTCCACAGGGGATTATACAGGAAGGAGTGGTCTTTAATGTCGAGTGGCGGTTGGTTAGGACACACGGTGTCTAACGCATGGCATGGTATTACAGGGGTCGTAAAGAACACCGTAGGCGCTGTTACAGGGGGTATTTTAGGTGGTTATCAAAATAGTGTAGCAGGGAGTGACCAGCAGGTTGTAGTTACTCCTAGTGCCGCCCCTGCTCCCACAGCAACGGAACAGGCTGAATATGATGCCGCAGTGCAGAACCAGAAAAAGAAGCGTGGTAAAAACTCGCTCTATGTTTCCTCGTCTGCGGGTTCCAGTGGTAGCGGTTCAGGTATTAACTTATGAGTAGTAGCGTAGACACCAATACATTTTATCGGACAGATACCGCAAAATCTCGTTATGATAAATTGGTGTCCGATAGAAAGGTGTATGTAGACAGAGCGGTAAAGAACGCAAAGATTACGATTCCTATGCTGTTCCCTGATGAAAATGCTACCTCTACCACAGAGTATGAGACACCCTATCAGAGCATTGGGGCTAGAGGTGTCAATAACCTTGCGGCTAAAATTATGCTTGCTTTGTTCCCACCAAATGAGCCTTTCTTCAAATTGGAGCTTGGGGACATGGCTAAACAGCAAGTAGCACAGCAGGGTGACACCTCAGCGATGACAAAGATTGACAAGCTCATGGGGGCTATTGAAAGACAGCTCATGGACTACATGGAAACTAATCGTTGTCGTATCACTATCAGCGAGGGTGTCTTACAGCTCATCGTGGCAGGTAACTGTTTACTGTATCTGCCCCCTCAGACAGGCGGTATTAAATTATATCGTCTGAATAACTATGTGGTTGTTCGAGATGGTACGGGTAATTGGATTGAACTGATTGCGAAAGATAGCATTAGTTATGCCGCCTTGCCCCCCGAAGCACAGGCGTGTGTAGAAGGTACAGACGTTTCACCAGACAAGAATGTAGAGCTTTACACTCATGTATATCTTGCTGATGGTGAAACCTTTGAAATGTATCAAGAGATTGAAGGGCAGATTATCAAAGGTAGCGAACAGGAATTTCCTAGGGATAAGGTTCCTTGGATTCCCTTGCGACTCCGTAAGATGGATGGAGAAGCCTATGGTCGTTCCTATGTGGATGAATACTATGGTGATTTGAAGTCCCTGAACTCTATCAGTAAATCTATTGCCGAAATGGCGACGTTGTCTGCTTTCGCATTGTTCCTTGTGAATCCTTCTTCTCAGCTCCGTGTCGATAAGCTGAAAGACGCACAGAGTGGGGATTTCTTCAAAGGGAAGGAAGGGGACATTACTGCTTTCCAGCTGAATAAGGTGAGTGACTTGCAGGTGGCCTATCAGCACAAGCAGGAATTACAAAGCAATTTGTCGTTCGCTTTCCTGCTGAATAGCTCCGTACAGCGTAATGCTGAACGTGTCACAGCCGAAGAAATTCGTTATGTGGCAAATGAGCTTGAGGACAGCGTAGGCAATATTTATTCTTTGTTGTCTTTGGAATTGCAGTTACCCCTTGTCCAGTGTCTTATGGCACAGCTTATGGCACAAGGCGCACTCCCTGATATTCCACAGGGCAGTGATGGTGTCCAGACACACATTGTAACAGGTATGGAAGCGTTAGGTCGTGGACATGATCTGACAAAGATTGAACAGTTCTTACAGACATGTTCGGTACTTCCTGACTTCCAACAGCGTTTGAAGACAGGCAATGTTCTTTCGCAGATTGGTACAGCACTTGGTCTTGATGCGGATTCCCTCGTCATGAGTGATGAGGAATATCAGGCCATGCAGGCTCAAATGATGCAAGCACAGATGGCACAGCAGATGGCGTCACCTATTGCGCAAGGAATGATGGACAATAATCAACAATAAGGAGATTGATAAATAATGGATGAAAACGAAAACAAAGTAGTTGATACTCAGCAGACAGACACACAGCCTGAACAGACGGTTGATAATGTAACTGTAACAACATCTTCTAATACCCAGATTTCTATGAAAGACACCGCAGAAAGTGTGGACAATGTGTTGGATGATGTAGCCAATGAAGATAATCAGGCTATGGGCACACAGAGCGCTGAAACACAGACAGACACACAGGAAGAAGCTCCGAAAGGTGAACAGACTACAGAACAGCAGTTGTCTACAGCACATACTGCCCTTGATAGTGCTGAAAAGGATTTAGTAAGCAAGGGTGTAGACTTTACAGGTCTTGAAAATGAATACATGAACAATGGTGGGCTCAGTCAGCAGTCTTATGAAACACTTGAGAAAGCAGGGTATCCGAAAGCCGTTGTTGATGGTATGTTGGCTGGTTGGGAAGCCGCTTCCACTCGCTTTGTCAGTGATGTATATTCATTGGCAGGGGGTCAGGAAGAATTTACACGTATTCAGCAATTCGTGTCTTCCCAGAATCAGGATGTCATTAATGCATTTAATGCTACCTTAGACAGTGAAAATCTGATGCAGATTCGCATGACCCTTGAAGGTATTAAAGGTCAGATGGTGAAACAGTATGGTACTCAGCGTCCTTCTATCGTTGGCAATGCCGCTCCGTCTGTAGACCGCAGTGGCTATGAATCGACGGATGAAATGATTAAGGACATGTCCGACCCTCGGTATCAGAAAGACGCAAAGTTTACGCGTGAAGTGTATCGAAAAGTAAAATATTCTAAATTGTTCTAATAAATTGTAATAGCCAATACAATTTGGTGATTAAGACACACTAATTCTTTGGTGTCTTTCTCTATATAATTTTCTATTTTGAAAGGTGGATGATATTAATTATGGCAGATATTAAAATTGCAACTCCTATGGCGATTGGTACTCAGGTAACCACAGCTGCCGACAAACTTGCCCTTGCCCTTAAAGTATTTAGTGGTGAAACTCTCACGGCATTTGCACGTGCTTCCGTAACGAAGGGTAAATTTATCAAACGTACAATTCAGAGTGGTAAATCTGCTCAGTTTCCTGTATTCGGTCGTACTAAAGCCCATTACCTGAAAAGTGGTACGAGCCTTGATGACCTTCGGGAAAACATTCAGCAGGGTGAACGTACCATCGTTATTGATGGTCTGTTGACGACGGACTGCTTGGTATTTGACCTTGATGAATTTATCGCACATTATGATTTCCGTTCTCCGTATGCTACCCAGCTTGGCGAAGCACTGGCAATTTCCATGGATGCGTCTATTCTCGCAGAGGTTGCTAAGGAAGCGCTGAACACTTCTGAAAACGTTGCGGGCCTTGGTAAAGGTGGCGTCGTTGAAAAGATTCTCGCAACAGGTACCACTCTTGGCATTAACAAAGAAACAGGTATCGCAGTCCGGGATATTCTGTTGGAAGTTAAAGCTAAAATGGCCGCTAACTATGTTCCGCAGGGGGACCGTTATTGCTTCGTAACTCCTGAAATTCACGCCGCACTGGCAACGAACCTTGATTTCTTGAACAGCAATTATGGTGCCGCCGCTACGCTGACTAATTCCAATATTATCAGCATGGATGGCTTCCAGATTATTGAATGCCCTCATCTGGCACAGGGTGGTGATGACCCGACGAATACCATCCAGGGTGATGGGCATGCGTTCCCGTCGACCTATGCAAGCAAGTCTCCGCTTTTGATTTGTCACAAATCTTCTGTTGGTGTCTTGTCCCTGAAAGACATTAGCTTTGAAACGGCACGTCGTGCTGAATATCAGGCAGACCAGCTTATTGCTAAGTATGCTATTGGTATTGGTGGTCTTCGTCCTGAATCTACCTTTATGGGTGTTATTAACAATCCTGCTTAGTAGATTGTTGAGAGTTATAGGGGAGTGTAATGCTCCCCTTTTTATTCTTTTAAAGGGAGTGAAAAGATGCTATTTGTATCCACAGAGTTAGACGCAATCAATCTGATTCTTTCAGGCATTGGGGAAGCTCCTGTCAATAGCTTA